TGATAATATCACAGCATCCGGATAACCACTCATTTTCTACCCTTTCCTCATTCTTTTTGTAGTCCTCTAGCCTAACTAGGTTAAGTAGGTTAATACTATCCTGCTCCTGAGCTAGTCCTTTAGTGATGTACTTATTATTCAGCTCACTCCGGTACTCAAAGAAATCCTCTTTTGCCTTCTGAATAATGTAGCTCTTAGCTGTTTGACTCAATGCCTCCCCCTTAGTACGGGAGGAGGTCATTAACTTGCCTAATTGTGATGCTCTAAATTTCATAGTTGTGCCTCCTGCTCTTTGGTTAGGTTATACATCTCTTTAATCTGCTCAGGAGTGAACTTACCGCTCTTCACTGCATTGAATGCCTTGGTCCATCTATCCCCATCTAACGTAGGCTTTGCCTTGGGTGCTCTAGCTGCGGTCTCACCATCATCATCAATGGCTTGCAGTGAAAGTAAACTAACTAGTGTACCTCTACGGTAGTAAGTAATGCAGCTAAGTAACTTTTGAGGATCTATAATAGCAGGTAATTCAAGTGAACTTTCCATACTATCTCCTGTTTCAATGTCAATTATCTCAGTGAATACTTTACCATCTCTTACGGGTTGCAATAGTAGCAATCCACAATCTAATAAGATAGGCTCAACAGTCTCAATAATGCTGTTAATATCAGCGTAACTGCGTTTGAAATGTGGGTTAGTAGCATTCTTAATTACTTTCCCCATTGACTGCTTAGCTAGATGCAGTTTTTGGTAGATGTTGAGGGTAATTACCTCGGGTGCTGTTTTAGGCTCATCAGCTTGAGTTGTTTTTCTTGTTGTCATAATTTTAAGGTATTAATTTCTACAAAGATACAAATAAATTCTACTTATTTACAAAATCATCAAAAAATTCTACAAAATCATCAAAGTTTCTAGCTATGTAATAGGTACCTCCTGCCTTCTCAATGTTCTCCTGGTATTTCTTCTGAGCCTCACTCTGCCTGTCTTTGCCAATCTTTACCTCTATCTTAACTGACCTGCCTTTAATGGTAGCAGATATATCAGCACTCCCTGCAGTGGATGTTCCTTTGGTCCAGGTAACACCTAATACTCTGCCATCCGTAGCTGTTTTAGTACGGGCCACACCCATGGTGTTAATTCGTTCAGCTTGATAGCCATGATAATTTATAAAATCACAGATAGCTCTTGTTAGGCCATTGGCCGTTGAGTCTTTGTACATTGTTTTAGGTATATAATCTTGTGGGTAATTAGGATGAGTAATGGCATAGCGCTGCAGCTTCATTTCATGGAGCAGTGCCTTATATTCTTTTTTCATAATCCACAATATCCTGAATCGCATTCGTTAAAATCCTTTTCGAATAAATCTAATTGTAATTTGTAACTTCTTATTTTTTCGTAAGTTATTCCATTCTTAAAAGTGCTTTCGTTTTCTTGTTCTTGTCGAACAAACCAATTAAATTTAGTTGGTTGTTGGTTTGAAATATGATTCAAAAGTAATTCATTTCGATGAAAACAACCTACGCAATTATTTCGTTTTGCGAATCTTACGGGTTTATCTTGCCAAAACAATTCGATATTATCCTTGTAAATTTCATTTTCTATAAGCGGAAAACTCACTTTTCTATAAGGTAATTGTTTCCATTGATTTCGTCCGTTTTTAGTCCCAACCTTAAACTTAAAATTTTGAAATCCATTTACTTCGCGTTCTATCATTTTATCCGCGCGTCTTTTTTCATTTGCTCGAAATCCTATTCGCATTTCTACGGGTAAATCCGTGTTTTCATAGCACCATTGCGCAATAGGAAATACTTTCATATCTTCCGTGCAATATCGAACCATTTGATTAGGTAAATAAAACTTTCCGTTTGCTCGTTTATATGAAGATATTACTTCTTCAAATGTTGTATCACTTAACCAAATAATCTCTTTTCCAATGTATTGCTCAAGGTCCAACATGGTATAAATAATCTCATCCTCTTCTAAAGTACCTATGAACTCATGACCTATTCTATCGCTTACAACTTGTCTAATTTTAGCATCAGGGAATAAACAAGATTTGTCGTTTGTTCTGACAAGTGCAAATATATTATAATCAGCAGGATATTTTACTGCTAAATAACTCGATGTTTTGCCACCACTTAGTGAATTAATTGTTTTCATTAATCTTGTTTAGTAATTTCAAAATATCTCCCATTTTGGTTTCGGTTTTTTGTGAATTTATAATTTTTATAACTAGCGTAGGCTTGCACCCATTTAATAAACTTTCTGCTGTCTAGGTCCTTAAAGCCATTAGTATCTGATTGGAATGCCTCCATGCATGATTTATTATAGTAGTTTGTGTTCAGGGCTATATTCCCATCCATAACAAAGTCATAGAATTCCTTACAGGTGTTCTGAATGAATCTCTTAGCATCTGCATTAATGGATACGCTTCTTACCAATCCATTCTGTAGGTACATCTGTAGGTTAGATAGCATGTAGTTATCAAAATGTGACCACTCATCTTTACTCCACTCATCAAATAATAACTTACCGTACTCATCCTGTGGGTTACGTTGACTATTAAAGTACTGAAAGAACTCTATTTCGTGCCTCCTGCGATCATGTGAGGTACCTGCCCCACTAATCACATAGTTGGTAGTTATCACAATCTTAGGGCTTCGCTCAAAGGGAATGTATATCTCATCCTTGTTTTTTCTGTTGACCGGTATACCCTCAGTGATTAGAGAGAATAACTGCTCAAAATCAAAGTGCTTTTTTACATCATCAAAAGCAAGCACCTGAGTATCTATGTTTACCCGTTGGTACACAAAATCATTCTTACTAGGGTTGTATGCCTTACCATCTATCTTGATAATCTTACGGATATTGCCTATGGCAGTTAACATCAAGCTCTTACCACTACCTCCGTTAGGGTTATCATCTATCTCTTGGTCATTAAAGATAATTGCCTTTTGGTCAGTCTTATCCTTAAAGGTGTGGATGAGGTATCCTAGGGTTGACTCCATTGCTTTAATACGCTGCTCATCCTGGGCAGATACCTTGTGTACAAAATCTTGGAAGTTGTTATCGTGTATCGCGATTTTGGTATAGTTTCTTTTGATTATCTGCTCCCTCCAAATGTAGCCATCAATATCAATGTAACTTAGTAGCTCTACTTTGTCCTTGGATACATGCACCACTCCATTATTGAATGGAATGTAAGATACATGCCTTGTATCCTGTAGGATACGCATATCAATAGACTCTAGCATATTCAGGTGTGACTCAGTAAACAAATTTGCTGACTTAGCACAGTGATTGTAGACATCAAGTTCACCCTTGGCTAGGCAATACTTGAGTACAAAGTCCTTGATTAGCTCCACTGAGCTCTCAGATACCTTGTTTTCCTCAATATACACATAGGTAGGCTTGTTACTTCGCTCCGGGTAATACTTAGCAAAGCCATGCTTGTGCAGGAACTTGGCATAGTCATGCGGTACGATAGTAATTTTCTTACCATCTGCCTGCCAAAAAACATCATCTGAGTTCTGTACCTCCTCTTTAACTGATTCAATAATGTTACCGCTTACACCTAACTGCTTTTGGATGTCCTCATCCTTAAGCCCCTCCTTTAGTTTTAGCTTTACCTTGTTAACGGTGTATGTATCCTCAAAGTACTTAGTGTTAAAGTTGCTTGATTTGTAGGCATTGATAACAGTGTAGTTAATTTCAGTGGCTGTAAAGTCCTCCTGTTGATATTGCAAGAGGTAATTCTTAGCGGCATACTGATCAACCCCATACTCCGCCATGCAGCAGGCTACCTTGAAGGTCCAATTATTCCTGCCCTCTTCAAACTTACCATGGTTAAACTTCATTACAAGCTCAATGATACGGTCCTCATTAGCAATGGGTAGCACTGCTATCTTTTCTGCCTTGTGGTATCCCTTATCCTGGGTGATTCCTTGGAACACATCGCAGAACTCATTGAGGTAGGCATCAGGGTCGTATGATTCAAAGCATACCCGGCTCACATTGCTATTGGCTACGTCAAAATAATCACTATTGATGTATTCCTTGTAAGCTTCAAATCTCCGCTTGTGCTCAAACTTATTGCTTTCCGGTGTACGGATCACTACCTTGAGCCCATTACCACTGGGAGAAGTAAACATCATGTACACATAGGGGCATTCCTTAAGCCTGTTTCGTTCTGCTTTCAAGGTCTTTGCATCAGGGTACTTATCAAAGTCTAGCACGCACAATCCTGAGTGCTGTATCAGGCCATCATCTTTACGCTCACTAAATGTGCCATTGAACATTATAGCCATGAGTTGCATCTTACTTTCTGCATCTCCTGCTCTTAGTTTCTTTATCTTACTAATCAGCTCGGGGTTACCTTGCTTGATTCTGTTGTACACTTCTATGGCCTCAAGTGTGAAAGGCGTTTCCTTTGAGTTATACAAACTCCTGAAAACTGATATTTTAGGGTTAAACATGGTTACAAATATAATAAATGACAATAAATTCCAACTAATGACAATAAATAAAAATCATTGTCATGGATATAAACTAGTGCTGTATTGGGTTTCAGCTATTTCATGACAATAAGACAATAAATTTTCCAGAACGAAAACTTTTTTAGTGCTCTATATATTCAGTACCCCCCATAAGAGTATTGTCATACCGTCATACGGTCATAAAAAAGAGGGAGCCTAGACCCCCTCCCCCATATT